CTCAAGTCGAGTTGCGATTGCAAGTCCCCGAAACCTGTCGGAAATGTGACTGAACCCCAATGGGCAATGTCCTTTCGACTACATCTTATAAATAGTATATTTGCAGCAAAGTTATGGATGATAGAGAAATGGGAAACGGAAAGATTGTTAACCGCGTTGGCCGGTTCGGCCTGGTTGATACCAGTGTAGGTACCTACGCTGTGGCTATGAGTGGCCATTATCACCAACAGTCGCTTAGTTCATTCTTTGATCTAAGTGGGCGCAGCTGGGATAAGGATCCTCAGAGTGTGGCCGGTGTGATGGTGGTACCATGGGGACCTGATGATCAGATGCCCAGAATGATACGCGATCTATTGGAGAAGAATAATATCGGTCCTGGTATTCTTCAGCGTAAGCTTGGACTGATATACGGTCAGGGTGTGCAGCTGTATCGTCATAAGGTAGAGAACAACGAAGTACAACAGGAATGGATCCAGGATCCTGATGTGCAGGCTTGGCTTGATACCTGGGATTATCAGCGTTATGTACGCGAGGCCTTACTGGAATACTTACACATGGGTGGCCACTTTACTCTGTACCAGAGTGGTAAGAGTGTTCGTATAGGTAAGGCATGGATCCATTCTTTGAAGTGTATGCCTAGCGCCGACTGTCGCTTTGTGTGGCCAGACCCTAACCGTACACCTGAGTTGGAAGATATTACTCAGATCCTGGTAGGCGATATGGAGCGCTGGCGACAGCTGCAGATCTTCCCTCGTTTTGATAAGTGGCACCCAGCTAATCATGAAGCTGCAGTACAGTATCACGCCTTACGCTCATTCGGTAGAAATATCTATGCAATAAGTTCGTTCCACGGCTCGATTCCATGGATGCAGGACGCTAACGATATCCCTGAGATCGTGCGAGCTCTTAACGACAATGTGATAGCTGCTGCTTACATCGTACACGAGCCTCAGGCCTACTGGCAGGAAAAACGTATGCAGATAGAGCAGGATTATCCCGAATGGCAGGATTCTGAAGTAGAGAAGAAACTGAACCAGTTACGTGACCAGGTAACCACCCAGATAGCCGATGTAATGGCAGGTAAGGAAAATGCGGGTAAGTTCTTTACCTGCGTGGACTTTGTAGATGAAATGGGCCACGAGCAATCGTGGAAAATAGAGCCCATTGAGTTGAATCTGGATAAGTATATCGAGGCTCAGAAAGCAATCTCGAAGATGGCCGACAGTGCTACTACCAGCGCGATGGGCCTTAATCCCTCACTCTCGAATATCATCATCGATGGTAAGAGTGATTCTGGTAGCCAGATGCTTTACGCCCTGAAGATCTTCTATGGCGCTGATACTGTGATACCGGAGCAGATTGTACTCGAAGCTCTGAATGACGCGTTGCGTATAAACTTCCCTGAGAAGCGGGATCTGTATTTTGGCTTCTATCACAAGACTATCCAGAAAGAGGATAATGTGAGTGCCGGCGATCGAATGACAAACCAGCAGTAGTATGAAACAACGATATATTGAGATTCCCAATACATGGGATGAGTTGACAGAGGCCGACTGGCGCGAGCTGCTGAAGATACGCCAGAAGGTTGTAAACCACGGTGGTAGATATTCCGAACTGGATATCACTACCGAAACGGCTCGTATGCTGCTGAAGAACCGTGGTGTTAAGCTGCAGCTAAACAACCAGAACTATATCCTGCTGGTGGGCAATCTGGCTAAAACTTTGGGATGGTTATGGCATGCTGAAGGTAATCAGATATCGCTGGTGTATAAGACTACCTGGAACCGATTGCCTAAAGTTCGTGATTGGCATGGCCCCATGGATCATGGCGCCGATATCATGTTTGGCGAGTTCCGTATGGCCGTGGGTATTCTGAAGCAATATGAGCAACAGCCAGACGAAATACATCTTAATGTATTAGCGGGTTTGTTGTACCGCCCTGAAGCTACGAAGAAAATGCAGCAGCTGCAGCAGCTACGACTGCAGCCGTACGATTGGGATGATTTCGACGCCAAAAAGCGTCGAGGCGAACAGATGCAGCGCTGGCAGGTGTGGGGAATTTATGCCTGGTTTGCCTACTTCTGTGAATACTTGACTACCGGTGTATTCACCATCGATGGAGTGGAAGTTTGTTTTGCTCCACTGTTTGGTAAATCGGATAATACAAAGAAATCTGGTAGTAATGCCGGCTCGCTCATACAGATCTGTCATACTCTTGGGGAGAGTGGTGTGTTTGGTACCGCCAAAGATGTGGATCACACACCTCTGATGAATGTAATGCAGAAGCTGTTGAGTGATTATTACGCATTAAAACGGCTTCAAAAGAAATAAATTGAGAAAAAAGGCAAATAATATGATTATTACGACATCTGAAGACCTACGTAATCTGACAGGATCGTTTTATGCTAACAACGATTTTAGTAAGATAGAAAACACCATAAAAGGTGTGGAAACCGATATCTGCCGAATATTGGGTATGCAGTCGCTCGATGGGTTGACTGGTGATGCTAAGCTGGCAGCTCAGCAGGCTGTGGCTTTTATGGCTACTATGCGTTTTTATCGACTGAACGATATCAGTCACGAAAACGCTGGCCGCAAGGTAAAGATTGACAAAGAGAACGAAGCACGCCCCTTTGAGTGGCAGCTGGCTCGTGACGATCGAGCTCATCTGGAAGAATATTATCGCGCGCTTGATCGCCTAGTGTTCTGTCTGATGGGTAACGAGGATTTCCGTCAGTCTGCGCTCTATCAGCGCATCCAGAAGGTAATCATAGGTAATGCCGACGAATTAACTTGGCTTACAGGTATAGAACCGTCACCTTGGCTGTATATACAGCTGCTGCCGTTTTTGCTGGAGAGTCAGCAGTTTGTCGAAAAGGCTTATGGCGAAGGATTTATTCCTGGTAATCTGCAGCAGCTTCCGGATACCGGCACTGCAGATTATGCGGCAAAAATGGCTACTGCATTAGGTGCTATCGCGCTGATGGGACGTCGTACCTCGTTACAAGCGCTGCCTTACGGCTTGATGCAATTAACTATGAGTAATGGTGGTGGTAACACTGAAAACGCTCCATCGATAGAGCAGCTGAATGCTTACCTGAAGCAGCTCTCGATAGATCAGCGTTACTGGGTTAATGAAATGAAGAGGCTGCGAGATCTGGCTGCAGGGAAGGATCCTGTTACGCATCTGCAGATGCCTGATAACGACAAACATCATAAATTCATGCGAGTATGAACAATCCGTTTGTTACCAAGTTTGCAGCACAGACTGCTGATATTATACTGACAGGTGTAAGCACCAGTCGTACGCTGCAGCTGTTGAAGGGGAGTCAGTTAATACTGAAGGAGACCTATAATTACGATACCGATGGTGGTATTCGCGTATCCGGATTGGCCGACGTATTAACTCAAGCTCTCTATGGCGAGTTGATTGTGGGCGTTCAAAATAATGCGCAAGCTTCCGTCACCGTGAAAATGACTGGCGAGGCAGATATTACATCCACACTATATGCCCAACGCCTACTGAATCCGCGAGATCCACAGGGACAGAAGGTGGTTTTAGCAGCTGCTTGTAATGGTGTGTGTTATCCTGGTACTCAAAAACTGGTAACAGTTATCGGACAAGTGACTGTCGGATTGGTTGGTACCAATCGTACTGTTGTCATCGGCAATGTCGGCCAGGTAACAACTGTTGACTGTGATCCAGCTATGTTATTCCCTCAATATTACGGCGATGGTACGGCTCTGAATATTGGTAGCGAGCTGTTGCTGAAGATTCTGCCAGCTATATGTGCTGATAATGTGTGTGTACGGTTTTTGAATCGCTACGATGTGCCGGAGACAGTAGTAGCAAGCTATATGACTGATAAACCACAAGCTCAGGATGATACGGCCATGATGTTTGGACGTCGTACGAGGTTCGATGTAAAAAGTACTTCCGAATACACGCTGTATAGTGGCCAGTTACACCACGAGGATGAAGTGGATACCTGGCAGGATCTGCTTACAGCTCGTAAGGCCCAGGTGCTACTGCATGGCCAGTGGAACGATGTCGTAATTACCAAATCAAATCTCAGTCGCGATCGTCGTAATTTCCATGGCTCAAAGATTGAGATTTCTTTCCAAACTGCTAATCCATTGTTACTGCTATGATACCCATTAACGATTATAGACAATTCGTTTCAGAACTGGTGAATTCTGCCAAGACAGAAGCCAAGATAGATGATGATATCACTATTCGTTTGGCTGTGACAGAAACACAGCTTGTAAACCTAGTGAAGGATAAAGCTGGCATTGTAGTGGCTGGCAATATCCCTGGCGCCGAAATTAGTAAAAGTAGTTGGTTTCAGAGTGAGGGTGAGTGTTTAATCATGGTACTGGAGAAAATGCCTGAAGACCGCCAGGGTACTGAAGCTGAATTTGAGAGCTACGCTAAGTTGCAGCAATTAATGATAGAGATTGTAAGACTGCTGGTTAATTATAGTGGCTTTGGTAGTTTATGTGATAAGGGCGAAGTAGATTATTCGCGTCCTTTAGTAGTGGAGTGGGAGTATAATACTTATGGCGGTTTTAATGGCCTGAGTGTAACCTTCAAGCTTAAAGACAAAGAGGTATGACGCAATTACTGATAGCCGGTGTAGAGGTAACGCTGCCACAGAATTTTACTGTAACAGTGAAACGCGAAAACTCATTCTTTACCAAGAATGGTGAATACACCTACGACTGTACACTACGCCTGGATAATCCCACTAACCGTACGCTATATGGATTCCTGCAGCGCCTGAATAAAACCGATCAACTGGATACTAAGCGTACAGCTGTACTGATTACTGATGGCCATGTGTACGCCAGAGGTACCGAAATTATTACCCGTTGGACTCAGGAGAGTGTAACCATCCAGATTGTATCTGGAGAATCGGAGTTGAATTACTTCATTGGCCAGGATCAGAAAATCGAGGAGTTGGATTTAGGTGAGATAGAAACAATAGTTACCTTAATAAGTCCTACGGATAGCTTCCCGGATGTAGAGTTTTGCTTGCCTACTATTCGCTCACAGTCTGGTTACGTCTATAATAGATATATCCGTGGGCATATTGTGGCTGGGCGCCGTACTGGTAATACAATTATTCCTGGCTCTGATCTGCGTCCACAGCCGTATCTGTGTGCGCTGTTGCGCCGATTGATGGAAGCACTAGGGTATACCGTAACAGAGAATCATCTGGAGAATACTCAGTTTAAGAACTTGTTTCTGGTGAATACCATCTTTACTACCGAATATGCTAAGATGTTACCTGGTTGGACGGTGAAAGATTTCCTGACAGAGGTTGAACGGCTTACCGGTGTAGTGTTTATTACTGACAATCTTAATAAAACATGTGCCATACTTCTTAAAACACAGTTCTATGCGAATGCCAGGCAGTTTACTGTTCGTAACGTAGTTGACGCGTATGAGGCGGAGTCACAGGATGACGACTCGCGCGAAGCTGAGTTTACTACATCAGATGTAAGCTACGATATGCCAGACAGTTACTGGAGCAAGATAGTTCAACTACCAGAAGGGTATTTGGAGGCTGCAGATATCGAAGAGTTTGATTTTGTAAATATCGATACTGCCATCAGCGATTTTAAGAAGGTGTATAAGGATCGAGTTACAGGGCGCTACTATATAAAGGTGTCGCGCGAATACGAAGTACAGCAGCAGAATACTACGGCTACAGATACTTTTAGGATAGAGCTTAACCAGTACGGTAATTTGGATCGCGAAGATACAGATTCTACGCTTGAACTAAAGATAGTGCCAGCACCTATGGCATGGCTTGGTATGGTTGGGTGTGAAGTGGTTGATATCGGTACTAGCGATGGGTATAAAAGCTATGGAGAGGAAAGCGCACAGACAGAAGAGTCTACAGAATCTGAGGGCGCTGAGGGTGATATCAGATCTTTCGAGAAGAAAGAAGCTGCAGCCATTGATTTGTATTGCGCTTTTCATAATGGTTCTGTTTTAGGGAATAATACTCCAGTAGCCTATACGGATGCCTACCATGCTCTAATACAGGCACTTCTGTATCCAATGATAGTAGATGCAATCCTAGGCCCAGAGGGATCGTTACGCCTGAAAGATTTGAATGATAGCTACTATCAGGGTGGATACGAGATTGATACACGTCATGCTATCACTTTTGAAACCTACGATCCGAATGTGATAGATCCTCGACAGGTGTACGTTATCCGCAACCGTCGCTATGTGGTGCGTGATATTGAGGAAACAATTACTACCGAAGGCCGACAGAAAAAGTGGAAGTTGACGTGCTATCCTATCACTATCACAGATACCGCCATAGAGAACCGCTGGGTACTGACCGATGGTGTATGGGATGATGGTGGGGTCTGGCTGGATGATGGTAGATGGAATGATTAATTCCTGGCAAAGGCATGAGTGAGTATAGTTATAAAGAAGTAAATCTGTTTATCCAGGAAGAGCTGTCGCAACATGGTGAATGGCTTGTGGATCGATTTGCTGATGCCATAGAAAAAGCAAAGCTTATAGATACTGGCCAACTGTTAGATTCATTAGATTATCATACAAGCCAGGATCATCAAGGAAATTTCTCGTTAGGCATTAGTTTTATGACTTATGGCCGAATGATTGAGGTTATGGCGCGAAAACGTAAAAAGCGACTGAGCGACCAGGGTAACCATGATGTATGGAAAACAAAGAACCACCGTCCAAAGAAGGTGCAGTGGTACAATAAAAACCGTTATGGCGGTTATGGTAGACTTGTTAGAAGATTAACTGCTGGTATGAGTGATGATGAATTAAAGAGGATACAAGGTATTTTAAGTCAGGCGAAGGCTGAATATGCTGCAAAATAGGGTTTTTATCCTACAAAATAGGGATTTTCCCTTGCATATATTAGAAATAATGCCGATCTTTGCGGTGAACAAAAGAAGAAAGGAGTAAGATATGATCTATATGTTTGTAGTAGTATTTGTTCTTGGCGCAGTAGTTGCAATCATAAAGGCCGACACTGCCAATGAAGGTTCTAAGAAAACTTGGAAGCCGAAGAAAAAGAGTTGGTGGTTTACTAATCATAATTGGAACGGCCCGATAGGAATGCCAATGATATGATTTAGACGAAGAATAACAGCTTCGTCTATTTTTTTTGTCTTTTTGTTGCCGCTCTATAATATATATCTTTGCGTAGTAAATTTACGTAAAGATATTATTATATGAGTATTTCAGTCGATACCGTTAATTTGCGCTTCAACGTCAAGCCAGATTACGATCAGCAGCAATTGCAGCAGCTTCAGTCAGATCTTAAAGATGGGCAAAGGGAGCTAGAAAAAACACGTCGCGCCATGGATAAGCTTGCTAAGAACGGGCTTAAAGCTATGACTAAAGAGCAGCGCGCAGAGTATGATAAATTAAGCAGTTCGCTAAGCAAACAGGCTGCAGAGGTGCATAGAAACGAGATGCGCATGAAAGAATGGACCCGCAGCGCCAATCTTTCAAAACTATCAATATCACAACTGGGGCAGCGCGCAAAAGATTTGACCGCAGTATTAAATAACCTCAATCCTAAATCCGAAGAATTTGGCGAGTATAAGAGAGAGCTTGATGCAGTAAAGAATCGGATGAAAGAACTGAAATCTGCCGCGTCAGAAACACAATCTTCGCTCACAAGCTTTGCGCAAAATATAAGCTATACTGCCACAGGACTGGCAAGTATTCTAGCTATTAAAGACCGCGTGGTTAGTTGGGCTGACCAGTATGTACAGTCGTTTGCCGAAATGGATGATGCAATGACTGACGTCATGAAGTACACCGGCCAAACCAAAAACGAGGTGGCGGACATGAACGAAGAGTTTAAAAAAATGACTACACGCACACCTCGTGAAGAACTGAATGAATTGGCGGGTGCTGCTGGTAGACTTGGTATTCAGGGCAAAGAAAATATTGTAGGGTTTGTAGACGCTGCAGATAAAATTAATGTAGCTTTAGGCGACGATCTGGGTGAAGGCGCGATTGATCAGATTGGTAAGCTTACTATGGTGTTTGGCGAAGATAAGACCAAGGGCCTTAATGGCGCTATGCTGGCCACCGGTTCGGCTATCAACGAACTAGGAGCTAGCAGTTCTGCTAATACTGGATTTATAACAGAGTTTACTAGCCGTGTAGCCGGTATGGCTATGCAAGCGAAGATATCACAGACAGATATCATGGGTTACGCTTCTGCGCTGAGTCAGGCTGGGGTAGAGGGCGAGGTGGCTAGTGGTGTGTTTGCCCAGTTTGTGACTAAGATGTTTACAGATCCAGCTAAGTTTGCTAAAGCTGCAGGGTTGGATATTCAGGCGTTTACTAACCTATTAAAGACTGATGCTAATAAGGCGATACTTCAATTTTTGGAGGCCATGCAGCAGAAGGGAGGCTTTGATCAGTTAGCACCTATGCTGAAATCTCTAAAGATGCAGGGTACCCAGGCTATTCCTGTTCTTACGTCAATGGCTGCTAAGCTGACTGAGCTTAAAGAGGCGCAAGATCTGGCTGCTAAGGCTTACGAAGAAGGAACGTCGATTATTAATGAGTTCGATAACGCTAACAGTTCAGCTGCTGCTAAACTAGAACAGGAAGAAAAGAAGCTGAACGATGTAAAGGTTGCGCTTGGCCAGGAGCTCATGCCTATTATAGCAGGCAGTATAAGTCTTGGCACTACGATTCTTAAAGTAATTACTAAGCTGATAAAGTTTGCAAACGACTACAAACTGGTAATTTTAGCTCTGACTACTACTATTGGTTATTATACAGTTGCAGCCAAAGCAGCTGCTATAAAGACCGCCTTATTTACCGCTGCTACAAACGCCGCCAGGATAGCGACATTTGCATTTAATGTAGTTGTAAAAGCCAACCCAATAGGTTTGATGGTTGGAGCTTTGGCTACTGCTGTAGGCTGGTTGACTACTTATACAGAAAAAACTAAAGAGGCACGAAAAGCCCAAGAAGAACTAAATAAAGCCAGTCTAAATGCAGACGGTACAGTGAAGAGTGATCCGACTGTCAAGAAACGTAATCAGCTAGATGAGATTGTTGTTGTTGGCCACAGAAAAAAGAAAGAACCCAAAACCCCTGACTTGAATGGCAATTCTAAAACAAATAAGGTTGATAAAGAGCGTAAGGAGGCCGAAGCCTTGGCTAAGCAGGCCTTTGAACGAGAAAAGATAATGCTGAAGCAACAGTATCAGGGGAAGAAGGATTTACAGGATGAATGGCATCTAAAAGAAGTTGCTGCAGAACGTAGTTACCTGAATGAGCTTGCAGGTATTCGTGACAAATATCATGCTTCAGAAAGCGAAAGAATGGAGGTTGCTAACCAAGCTCTCGACAATATAGCTAAGGAGGCTAATATCCGCGAGGAAATGCGTAAGCATGAATTAGCAGAGAAGCTGAAGGATCTCGATAACCAACAGTTCGCCGAACAGATAACCTTATCTCGACAGGAATTGGATGGAGAGATAAAAACGCAAGAAGAATACGACCAGAAAAAACTAGAGCTGGAAGTTAAATACCAGCAGCAGCGCATTAATTTAATGCGGGAAGGTTCGGATGAGTATATTGCGGCCCAGAAACAAATGGCGCAGCTGGAACTTCAGCAGCTGCAGCAAAAAAGAACTGCAGAAGAGAACTTCATGAAGAGTTATCAGAACACAAATAACTCAATACTGCAGAACCATCTTAGCGAGGCGTCATCTTTTAACAAGATGCAGGAATTGAATCAGCAGTACTACGATCAGGATTTGATATCGTTCCAGCAGTACCAGCAGAATAAAACAATGATTGCCCAGCAGGAGGAAGATGCTCGCCAGGCGATCCAGCAGGCTGCTATCGATACAGGGAATCAATTACTGCAGTCTGCAGGCCAGCTTTTCTCTCTCATGCAGAACCGTGAGATTTCGACTGTAGAGAAGCGTTACAAATCGCAGATCAACGCAGCCAAGAAAGCAGGCAAGGATACTACTAAACTGGAGGAACAGATGGAGGCAGAGAAAGCCGCTATCCAAAAGAAATATGCCCAGAAACAATTCAAACTACAGGTGCTGCAGATTATTGCAGCTACGGCCCAGTCAATCGCCAATGTGTGGAAAACATGGTCGGCACAGCCTGCGATAGCAGCTGCCCTCTCTGCGCTTGCTGCAGCACAAGGCGCCATTCAACTGGCCACAGCTAAGGCGCAGGCAGATCAAGCTGCAGGACTGTATGAGGGTGGTTACTCTGAAGGCTATACCGCTAAGGGTGATCCACATAAGCAGGCTGGTGTGATTCCCGTGCACCAGAATGAGTTTGTGGCCAATCATCATGCTGTGGCCAATCCTGAGATCCGTCCGCTGCTGGATGTGATAGATCGCCACCAGAAGATAGGTGATATCCGGATGCTGAATTCCACTCGCATGCTCGAAGAAGCTTACGGCGGTGGCCGTGCTCGCGGTGGTTATACTAATAGTGACGATCCGTTAGGTGATCCAGGAATAGCTTTCAGACGCGAGGATGATGAAGTTATGCAATTACTGCGAGCTATCGAGAGTAATACTGCCGACAGTTTAACTGTTCGCGAGTTGCGTAAGAAGATTAAACAAGAAGAACGCCTGGAGCAGAACGCTAGCCGCTAAGCGTGTCCTTTTTGATACATCCTATTATATCTATCTTTGCACTATGACAGTTTACGAAGCTATTCATAAGATGCGAGAGTTAACGGCGAAGGGACAGCCCTTTGCCTTTAGCTTTATGACGTACTCGACACAGAAGCACATGAGCCATGGCGAAGTAAGTGTAGAACATGCGCTGCTGGTGAAGAACGAAAAACGTGGCGAGGATGATCTGAATAATTATATGCTCACATTTCTAGATAAAGATACTGGAGAGGCTAAGCACTTTTGGCAACCCCTGCTGATGAGCTTTAATCACGAACTACTAACATCGATAGACTGATATGGCGGACGAAATACAGAATACAGGTATACAGTTTGAAGATATTGTCCCTTGGGTTGATGACCATGGTGATACCGGACTATCGGCCCGATTGAAGTTGAAGCAAAACTTCGACAAGATCAAGGCTTGGATGGACGCGAACCACATTGATGTGGACGCTGTGAAAGAAATAATCGAAGAGTATGGTGTAGAACTTTTTCTCTCCAAACTTAACGATGATACCGCTGCTGGCTTTATAACGTTCCTCCAAGGCCTACAGGTTGGAAATCAGTTCGTGAGCGGCTTGCTTGGTAATGGCGGCGTATTCCGCAGGGATGCCGACGGAAAGGTATATATTGAAGCCGACAAGCTCTACGTCCGCATGAAAGCCTACTTTGATAACGTGGAAATCAAGGATTACGAGCATACATCGGGAAACCGCATAGCAAGTAAGGCTGGTCTGAAATGTGTCAAGGTTGAAGCCTATAATACTGATAATGAACTGATAGAGGAAAATCCTCAGACAGAGCCTGCAGGTACATCCTACTATCGCCTTTATTTCCGTGCAAAGGATGGTGAAGACACAATCGACAATAACTTTGTTGTTGGCGACCAGGCTTTCTGTGATAAGACAACGTTCGATAATAACGTGCTTGCGCATCATCGTTATTGGCGATTAGTAGTAGGAAAGAACGGTACGCTCCAGGATGACGAAGAGTTTGGCTACATTGACTTGTCGGCATCTGATAAGGAAAGTGGCTCTGCAGTACCTCTTGCTGGTGATGATGTATCTCAACTTGGTAACAGGACCAATGTTGAGCGTCAAGGTGCCATCATTGAGTTTGTCGGTGGCGAAAATGCACCTGCATACCAAATCTATCAAGGCATCAATACTTATTCGCTGAGTGGTAAGTGCAAGATTGATATTGGCTTTGACAGCCAGACAGGTCTCGCTCGAATGAATGTTGCGGGTAACTTCCGCTTTGGCTCTCCTGTCAACACTGGTAGCTACATCAAGTACGACTCGCAGGCCAACCAAGGTAAGGGCCAGCTCGACATCAAGGCTCACGTTGAGTTTACCAATAGCGATGAAGAGCTTAACGAGATCGTGCAAGGCCATCAGAAAAAATATGATGATGATATAGCTAACCTCGAAAGTTTTACAGAGGATCTGCAGAGGCAGATTGATGGTGCTATCGAAACGTGGTTTATGACAGGCGTACCTACATTACAAAATGCACCCGCTAATGAATGGACTACTGACGACGAAAAGGATAAGCATGTCGGTGACTTGTATTACGACAAGGCAACGAATCACGGCTACCGCTTTATGTATGACGATGAGAATGAAGTATATCTGTGGACTATCCTTACTGATGAAGGTGTAATCGAGGCTCTAAGACTGGCTGCACAGGCACAGGAGACAGCAGACGGAAAGCGTACAGTCTATTCCGTTTGGGAGGCATGGATGAAGAATAATGTCAACACATTAGAGGTTGGAGATTTGTTCATACCTACTAACGACTATCCAAATAGCCAAAATCCTACTTACAAGGCACGAAAAGTCTATAAGTGTACAACCAAAGGTTCTGCTACATTTGAGGAGGTTAATTACACAGACGATTCGGCTTTCAACGGCTATGTCAATGCTTTCCTTAATGGTACAGGGGCAAGCGGTGATTCAGCGATAGCGGCTGCAATACAAAAGGCTATTGCTGGTGCTCTTGGTAGCGGAACAGTTGTTGCGGGCGGCCTGTTGCTTACCTCGTTGATTGGTATGCGCCAATACAATGGTAGTGGCGATAAGAGCGATGTGTCTAACTATACCACTTGGGCGGGTATCAGTGGCCAATACAATGCTAACGTGCTTGGTGGCGGAATGGCTGCTTGGTACGGTGGCGGTATGGTTGACAAGGAAACGCTTACCACTCAGCAGATAGCACAAGGTTGGGACACTCTGCGTTGGGCAAAGGGTGTTGACAGATTCGATGGCTCTGGTTATCGTGCCGATGGAAATATCTCTTGGAATGAGAACGGAGCGTTGACCATCAAGAATATCACTACCCTTTCGGATAGTAATAACAACAATATCCTCAACGAGCTTGCTACGTTCAATAGTGCCTTCACTTTCGGTACAAGCGGGCAAGGTAGTACAACGGCTTTGTATGTCACTCCACAAGTACCCTTTGAAAGCCTTTATATTGGCACTTCTAACGATAATAAGAAAGAGGTTGCAACACAGGAATGGGTTGGTAATAACTATGTTTCTACAGCTTTCTTCCGTCAACTCTTCCGCGCTTTCAAACCTAATGAGACTGCGGAACAAGCCGATGTTGAGGTAGAGCCGAATACAATAGATAACACCATAAGCAATATCAAGGCTATGGTCGGTCTTTGGACTGAGCAGTATATATCAGCCCTTGGCCGTGGTGCTGATGGTGGCGGTGGTGGCCAAGGTGATGTTACTTGGGCGTTGCTTGCTTCTACTGCTACGGGTGGTAGAACTATTGATATTTCATACCTTGCTAACGCGCTTAGTGGTTATGTGACATCTACAAGCCTTGCTAATACGCTTTCTTCTTACGCTACTCAGTCTTGGGTAACTAATCAGGGTTACGCCTTACAGACAAGTGTAGATGCTTTGGAGTTTTTTAATAGTGTATCAGCACAGAATAATAAGGTTACTCTTACCACAAACAAGAACAGCTCTACTATCTTGGATTTTACACACGAACATGTATGGTCTGAGATACTTGATAAGCCCTCTACACTTCAAGGTTACGGAATATTCGATACATACATTGGTAGCGGGGTTATTTCGATTAATGGTGTACAGATTACTCCTTTGGTATTAGACGATGTAACGGATAAAGACGTATCTCTTAGCTACGGCACTCGTTCTACTATCGCTTCTGTCGGGTCAAAGGATATTCACGTCACGATGCCAGCAGCCTATTCGCTGCCAACTGCATCAAGCAATGCTCTTGGTGGTGTGCAGATAGGTTTTACCACCGATGCTGCAAATAGGAACTACGCAGTATTGCTTAGTGGTAATAAGGCTTATGTGAATGTGCCTTGGACTGATACCGTATATACTCACCCATCGGGTGGTGCTGACACAACAATTTCTGCGGCCAACGGACGTGTTCTGAGTGCTATCACAGTTAATGGTTTAGGTCATACTACTTCTGTTAGCTACAAGGCTCTCACAATGGCTGATATGCCTTCTGATATGAAGTTTTTTAATACTATCGCAAACGTAAATGATGGTATTATCAGATTCACAGGACATAACGTTACCGCACAGGACGTAGATTTCTCTCACGAACATACTTGGGCAGACATTCTCGACAAACCCGCTTCTTTGGCTGGGTTCGGAATAGATAAGAACGACCCTCTGCTTAAAGAGAACTACCTTACTATCGAGTTCTTTGAACGTCTGTTCAATGCCTATAATGGAGAGAATGTCGTTCACGCCAATAGCACAAGCACTATTGATAGTATTAAGGCAATGTTCGGCTTCTGGACTGAGCAGTATATATCAGCCCTTGGCCGTGGTGCTGATGGTGGCGGTGGTGGCCAAGGTGATGTTACTTGGGCGTTGCTTGCTTCTACTGCTACGGGTGGTAGAACTATTGATATTTCATACCTTGCTAACGCGCTTAGTGGTTATGTGACATCTACAAGCCTTGCTAATACGCTTTCTTCTTACGCTACTCAGTCTTGGGTAACTAATCAGGGTTACGCCTTACAGACAAGTGTAGATGCTTTGGAGTTTTTTAATAGTGTATCAGCACAGAATAATAAGGTTACTCTTACCACAAACAAGAACAGCTCTACTATCTTGGATTTTACACACGAACATGTATGGTCTGAGATACTTGATAAGCCCTCTACACTTCAAGGTTACGGAATATTCGATACATACATTGGTAGCGGGGTTATTTCGATTAATGGTGTACAGATTACTCCTTTGGTATTAGACGATGTAACGGATAAAGACGTATCTCTTAGCTACGGCACTCGTTCTACTATCGCTTCTGTCGGGTCAAAGGATATTCACGTCACGATGCCAGCAGCCTATTCGCTGCCAACTGCATCAAGCAATGCTCTTGGTGGTGTGCAGATAGGTTTTACCACCGATGCTGCAAATAGGAACTACGCAGTATTGCTTAGTGGTAATAAGGCTTATGTGAATGTGCCTTGGACTGATACCGTATATACTCACCCATCGGGTGGTGCTGACACAACAATTTCTGCGGCCAACGGACGTGTTCTGAGTGCTATCACAGTTAATGGTTTAGGTCATACTACTTCTGTTAGCTACAAGGCTCTCACAATGGCTGATATGCCTTCTGATATGAAGTTTTTTAATACTATCGCAAACGTAAATGATGGTATTATCAGATTCACAGGACATAACGTTACCGCACAGGACGTAGATTTCTCTCACGAACATACTTGGGCAGACATTCTCGACAAACCCGCTTCTTTGGCTGGGTTCGGAATAGATAAGAACGACCCTCTGCTTAAAGAGAACTATCTTACTATCGAGTTCTTTGAGCGATTGTTTAATGCTTATAACGGAGAGAGTATTGTTCACGCCAATAGTACAAGCACTATTGATAGTATTAAGGCAATGTTCGGCTTCTGGACTGAGCAGTATATCAGCGCCTTGGGTTTAGGTGACGATGGCGAGACTGGTAGTTTTAATGAATCACAGATGTGGAACGCCCTCGGTACAAGTATCAGCGTTAAACGTATTGCGTCTACCTACTTAGAGAACGCTACCCGATTCAATGCGGTTACAGGTGGTGACAATCATATTAATCTTAGTGGTATTGGTGTTACATCTACGACACTCGACCTAACTCACGAACATTCCTGGTGGGAGATTCTTGACAAACCATCTTCCTTGCAAGGATATGGTATCTATGATACTTACATTGAGGGTACAACTGTTTATATCGGTGGTGCGCATATTGATGTAGTGCCAAGTGGCAGTGTTGACCTCACGGGATACGCAAAGGAGAGCTGGGTATCGGCAAACTATCAAGTCAAGGGTAACTACCTTACCTCTGCTGATTTGAGTGGTTATCTGCCAAAGGTTGGTGGTATAATGACTGGCGATATTTCGCGTAGAATGGCTGCTGATACATCTAACTACGAAAACGCTATCAAGTGGATAAACTTCTCTGCGGGTAAAACTATTGCGGCTATCGGCTATCATAACACCGTACAGAAGATTTATCTAAACCCTGTAGGCTCGTCTGAGATATACAACGATGCCGTAGGTAAGTATTCGCTTGTCATTGGCAATAATACCCTTACTTATAACACTAAGGAGATAGCCACACGGGAATGGGCGCAAGGTTATTGTGTACCAAAACTTGGTTGGTGGAGTAGCGGGGATTCGCACAATGTAGATAGCTTAACAAGTGGTACGACTTTCGCTTATACTTCCCATAATGCACCAACTAACGGAACTGTAGTATCATTCAGTTGCACTTCAAACAACTATCCTTTACAACTACAGGGTTCTTATTCAGGTGAGTATCTGTATTTCCGTAATCTTAACGGAGATAACGGCACTTGGAATACTTGGCGTTATGTTATCCATAGCGGTAATATCGGCTCTCAGACCGTAAGCAACTCTGATATGGTGGATGGCTATCACGCTTCTTCTTTTGCTTTTGTCGGTTCGCATAATAATCTAACTGCTTCTGGTAACGAGTTTACAACTGCCGCAAGCGGTCAGACGGGAGGTTATTGGATTAACTATCGTACTGCTGGCGGTATGAATGGTGCTATTACTACCTATACTTTAGGTAATGGTAACGGTGGTAGAGCAGCCCTTGACGCAAGCGATATAACTGCCAATGGATTGCTGAACTCTGTAAGTAACGGAGTAACAATACAAGTTGGTGCGCAAAATAGCTCTTGGGCGCATATAACCAATAATGCGGCTGTAGCCTTCTATTTCAATAATTCTATCTGTACCGATGGTCACTTGTACCCATACGTCAATAATACCTATTCACTCGGCACTTCAAGTAACTATTGGGCTGGTGCTTATATCGCTAATATAAATATTGGCTCTAACAGATACTATGGCGATGGTGCTTATGGTATCAATATGAATAACAGCGACCTTATCGGCTGCAACTCTATCCGTACAATGGATTTGAGTGATGATTACACAGAGGGTTTATTGTTTGCCCGTACCAATGGTAATTGGGATTCATTTCGTGCTGCTGATAGTAATTTCTATTTCCAATACAACAATGGAAGCAATATGATGCAGATGAATACCGATGGTATCTATCTGTACACAGGTTGGCTTAGAACTTACGGAGCTACAGGTTGGTACAATCAGAGTTATGGTGGTGGTTGGTATATGCAAGATAGCACTTGGATTCGTAGTTATGGAGGTAAATATGTCTATGTTGATACTTATTTCCAAGGCGTACACGTTTGGGCTGGAAGTGGTGGTGGTGCTGATAGTAACTATGCTCTTCACGTTAATGGTGTTGGATATTTCAGTTCGGGAGTTTACTCGGACGGATATGTATCTGCCCTTTCTGATGTGCGTCATAAAGAGATAGTTGGTAATACAAAATTAACCGTAGAGCAGATTGCAAATATGCGTAGTGTACTATTCCGTTGGAATGATGGAAAACACGATAACGGATTATATGCTGGTTCTATCGCACAGGATTGGGAAAATGTTTTACCGCAAGTTGTCGGTATCGAGGATAATGCAGAACAGACACGTAGTCTACAATACGGTGTAGCTGCCTTGGTATCTGCTATTACCACAGCGCGCAAGGTTGTTGATCACGAAAAGCGTATCACGGAGCTTGAAAAGGAACGCGATACTTGGAAAGAAGCGTACAGCTTTATCAAGAACGCTTACGAAGAACTTAAACTTAAAATAGCATAGTTATGATTTATGGTTATACAGAAATTTAAGAAAGGAGAGTAAGATATGGCGCATTCAGAAGGAATCGTAACTGCACCAGTCGGCTTTGCTGATGTGAATGCGGTATTAGGTACAAGCCACACGGATTTAGGTAATCTGTGTAAAGATACGCACATCGGACAATGGCAGAAATACAAGCCATTCCGAAATAGTGGTGTTGGTCTTATGTCTGAGCAAGACCGAAGAAATGCAAGGTTCGGGTTGAATCCAGCCATTCTTGCATCAGGCGAACACTTTAATAAACTTGCTTGGGATTGTATATGTGGTGTTGTCAAGTCTGCCAACAACAAAGGTGGACTTTGGGAATACCTCAGACCGAGAGGTGGTTCGTATAATGAACCTTATCGTCTGCACGATTTTGTGGATGTGCGCAACCAAACAAATGGTTACAAACAGTCAACAAGCATACCTATCACGACCGCCATATTTGCCACAAGCATTTCACGAAACGAGGACATCTACGAATTGAACGTAGGCACATCATCAAACCTTGATGTGGTTCTTTCGGCTGGCGGTGGTGCTAATAACATCGCTTTGTGGGAACTGCTGCAAAACGCTTACAACACGACTGACTCTACTTGGAGATTGAGGGTTGAGGTGTTTACTGATAATGGTGCAACCCATTGGTATGAGCGTTCCGTGGCAACTATCAAGTCGATTAGTGATGTTATCAGTTTCAGCGGAGAAACGGCACCGGTTACCATCGGTACGACTATTCCGTTTGCTGGCTACCCAACTAATACTGGTACTATATACTACGTTGTAGTTGCTTTGCAGCGATGTGATGCAAATGGAAATCCCACAATAGATTATCTTGATAATGGCTACGGCATTTTACCACCTTGGACTGCCAATCAAGCAGAAAGTGGATTGTTCCCATTCTTATACAAAATCAAACTGGTTAGCTACTTCGACCGCAAGATTAAGTTTGACTATGGTAATCAGACTATCGGATGGGGACAGTCGAGTTGGTTTACTTATGCCGCATCTGTTTTCTCAGGTCAGTATAATAGCGGTCAGATGTGGCTCACTTGTCAGATTGAGCGCAATACTAATGCTCTCTATTTTACCAAGAGTACAAATTCGCATAGCGGCAATAATATCAATTTTGGTGCAAGTTCGGACGGAGGTCAGACCATCGTGGAGTTAACACCAATGACAAGCCGCAATCCTTGGACTGAGGCTAATTCGATTGCTATCGCAAGCACAAGTTCAACCAACTTATATACTACGCTTAATATGGCGGGTTCGGTATTGCCTGAATATCAGCGTGACAAGTACTTTACGTTGTATATCTACACCCGTCAGTATAGCTACGGGGAAACCCCATCGAGCAAGCCGTGGGTAATCAGTACAACACTTACATTGCATTACACTTAATACAAAAAATAAAGATTATGAGTTTAGTATTTATCATTTTAGCAATCGTGTTTGTCGTGGTAGCTATTGTATGGACTACCAAGTGGAACAAAGTGGAAGAGCAGCCACATATCTACACACCTCAGAATGGTGGTGCTGTGGGAAATGGTAGCGAGGATCAGTCAAGTCAGCCATTGAAAGCTCGGCCAGAGTTTAAGATTACTAAAGTCGGCTATGGACGTGATGGTTGGTTCAAGTTTGATGGAACGTATTTCTTTGCCGATTATGGGCAGAACGCTTTTCTTTTCTTAGAAATACAGGCTAAGAAGCTGGAAGGTGTCGTAAATATAGTGAAACACGCTGGTAACAAGTTCCCTGCTATCCAGTTTGGTTGCGTTACAAATCCGACACCCTGTTATGAGGTCTGCGATATACAGAATGAGAAAAGGCAGATATTAACCTCACGTGTTATCATAGAGGGCGAAACCCTGTATCTTGCTTGTCCTGTTCTTATCCATCAGAACGAGAAGGACAAGTACTATTCTGTGACCTTACGCTATCGCGTAGACAACGGCAATGGATGGGGCGAATGGGAGAATACAGATGCAATTTCAATCCACAAACTCTAATTTAACACTTTCATAAAAAAGTAACAATTATTGACATACAAAATTTGCGAGAAATGAAATTATTTCTTATCTTTGCAAAAATTTAAGTAAATTTATTTATTAATCATTTAAACGTTTAAATTATGACAAATCCAACTTTTGAAATTCTTAAAGAGAGTCTTAATCAGGAGTTCAAAGTAACGACTGACAGTGCTATCGCAACAGGTGCTATCAGCTCAGTACAGGGAGTTGTAACCCAAGTATCAGGAACAGTGTTCGCAAAGGATTCACAAGGAAACCAAGGCGATTACATTGCTAACTTTAACGGGGATACTAACGATGGTAGCTTAAAGTGGAATATCAGTAAGACTAACCGCGAAACAGCTATGCTTGTCTGGGATATTATCGAGGTGATTGAAGCAAACTTCCCCGATACAAGCTCTGATAGCGAGTAATTCATTCATTTAAAGAAAACATTATGACAACAATTAAAGTTTTCGGTGAACCATTGAGGAATATGGAGGTAGGTTTCTCTATCCCCATATCCTCAACCACCAAGACAATGACGATGATAGGCTCAGACCGTGAACTGGCCGCTTTTAACAGAAGGATAGATATTATGTCACGCCCTTGCGAAGTAAAGAAGAATCTAACTGATTTTGCTTATCTACGCAATACTGCTGGAGTGGCTTCAAGCACTAACTGGCTAAAACGTGCTGATGGTAGCGATAGTCATTACAACTCTGAGGATAAGAACGACTACCTACAGCTTACGGAAATAGATAACGTGAATATCAAGTGGTCGTATGATGCAACGGCAGACAAAATGACTGTGTTGTTCAATTTTGACACTTGTACACCACCAGGTTATCAGCGTATGTTTGTAGAGAATTCAAAGCTGATGGGGCGTTATGATATAACCTATGCCAATAGTACTACGTGTAACTGTGCCAAAGGGTGTAAGCAGACGGATAATAACCCGAACACGGACGCTATGTCGGCTAATGTGATTCTTAGTCTTATCAAGACTACTAACGCAAGCCTACTTTCGTGGACTGCTTGGGAGATTTCCTGTCTGTCATGGATTATGGCTATGTATTATCGAACCCTTGATGTGCCAAGACAGCTTGGTTCTGGTATTCAGGACGGAAGTCAGTCTGCTGCTGCGGCATACGTCAACGGCACAAGTGATTCTCTTACTACACCTCACGGTAAAGTATCAAATGGTGGTGCTATCCGATTTATGTATATCGAAAATCCGTATGCTCTGCGTTGGATGTGGGGTGCTGGATGGCGAGGCGAAAACGGAACAGGTTACTATGTGACTGATGATATTATCGCAAATGCTGCCGCAACAATGAGTACTACTGCTACAGGCGTAAAGACTCATACCTATATTACAAGTCTTTCAAGTACCTATCCTAAGAATGTTAATAATTTCGGTATCGGTACTGAAACAGGAGGAGGATTCCCTGATGGTCAGTGGAGTAATACTTCTACAAGCAGAGTGTTCTACGCTGGCGGCGATTCGTCCGATGGTGCGTTTTGCGGTGCGTTCGCGCGGGACGTCGTCTATGACGCTTCCTACTCGGACTGGGGTTGGCGGGGTCGCTGTGCTTTGAGAAAATCGGTAATTGAACGTGCTTCCGCGTAGGATGCACGGGAGCGTTAGCGACCAAATTGATTAATTGGCCGCCTCTGAGATTTAGCTGCGGTGAGCTTTAGAACCGCAAACGGATTAACTTCGCCCGCTGGCGGCAATTCGAACAATGGTGCGATTTGCGGTGCGTTCGCGCGGAACGTCAACAATGACGCTTCCAACTCGAACTGGAATAGGCGGGGTCGCTGAACTACTTTGGCTGGAAACAGTCTAAAAACAACAAGGAGTTAACCCGTGCGCCAAAGGTTGCGCAATGACATTAGGTGTCGCTTATAGACAGCAAGTAGGCAAACCTTCCGAGGTGAATAAGTCCGAACGAAGATACGGCACCGCAATCAGTAGCACTCTTAGAGAGTATAAAATGCAAAATTAAAATGAAGAAAATAGGAAACATAAGAAAGAAATTCCTTACACGCGAAAGGTTGATGCTGATAACGGAAAGGCTTGTACGTTCATCCAAACAAAATGGATGGACGGACAGCCAGCGTCAACGTTGGATGGATTTCTTTGAAAATTACGAAGAAAACATCAATCGTATCTATTATCAATTACGATACCAAGCATGGGAAGCTGGAGAGTTTATTATATTCAAACGTCAAGAAGGGAAGAAGATGCGTACTATTTACGAATCAAAACCCGAAGATTTGATTGTAGACACTCTGCTTACCGACTGTCTTATGTATGTATTCTGGGAACAGAAACAGATTATTCCACAGAGCTGTTACGGATCGATAAAAGGAAAAGGGCAGCACGAACTACGCGAACAGGTTATACGCTTGGTACATGGGCGTAAGAACGTGATGGTATTTATTGGTGATACCTCTAAGTATTACCCAACAATGGTTCATAACGTTTTAAAACAGATTCTTCGTTTACATATCAAGGATAGTTGGCTTCTATGGCTGTGTGATGTTATGATAGATAGGTTACCAGAGGATAAAGGTCTTGCTCTTGGTGTACCATCGAGCAATCCTATCGGACATATCTACCACGCAGAACTTGATTGGTATATGCTTATTATTATGCAAATTAGCGGCTATAAGCGTTTCTGTGACGATAAAGTAATGATTCATACGGATTCTAATTACTTACATACTGCCGCGCGAGTGTTACGCGATAAAACAAAAGATCTTCTTGGTCAGACGCTAAAAAGTAATTGGCGTATAGTTAATTGTACTGAGGAGAGATTTGAATTTCTTGGTGCTATGATCAACTCTCATGGTGCAAGAATGAAGTCTGATAATCGCAGACGTGCAGAGAGAAGAATCAAGCGCATCATAAAGAAAGGTAACGCTATTGCTGCCTTCCGTTCTTGGAGTGGTATCAAAGGTGGTATGAAAAGTCTCGCTGTGGGTAATCTTATAAACTACTGGAAAGAAATATATCCAGAGTTCTTTGAGTTGCTTCACGAAGCAAGAAGGGTTATTGATGAAGAGAAACATAGGAATATGTGGCATCGTAAGATGAAGCGTATTCTCGAAACTGCTGTTGACTATAGAAGTGAAATCAATAAAATCGTTTATCAAGATGGATTTGCAAACGCCGCGTAGGGAGAGAATTCTGAAATTCCAATATACAGGACGTGCTGTTAGAGCTACAGATATACTGTATAAGCCTATAAAGATATTGTTCTTTGAAATCGCAAAATCACAGATACACGAAGGTCAGGAATTGTTGGTAATGCAAACTGAGTGTATAGATAAGGAAACAGGGGAGATAATCCATCAACCCGTAATGACTGAAAGTTTCACTTTGATAGATACGATTAAGGAAACAGAGAATTCGCTGCCACATTATACGAAGATTATCAGAAAAAGGGATGGTTATCTGTATTTCGTGGTACTAAATAACGAAGAAAAGAAAAAGTTATTAACAATATAGAATATTTAAAATTAAAAATTATGGAGAAAAGTATTAAGACATCGGAGATTTTGGCAGCGTACAACATTCTGAACGCGGCAAAGTACGGTTCAATGGAAGATGCCGACAAGATTAAGGTCTGGAAGATTACCCGCGCCTTGAAACCTATCGCTACCAAGTTTGACGAGGATTCCAAGGATGCTGCCGAGAAGATGAAGCCCAAGTATGAGGGCGGATTCGATGAAACTCTTCAGAAGGCACGGGAGTATGAGCGTATTATTCACACACCAAAGGCTGATGCAAGCAAGCTGCCTATGGGTGCTGCTGAGTATGATGCTTTCATCAAGGTGCTCAAAGCTTACAACGATCTTGTTACCAAGTCCGTTGAAGAGTTCGCTAAGAAGGAGGTTACCATCAACATCGAGCCTATCTCAGAGAGTGCTTTCGGTAAGATGATGGATTCTAACGACTGGACTTTCGGACAGACTACTGCACTCTCAGAGATTATCTGTGAGCCATTAGAAGCCGAAGAGGAAAAGAAGCCCAAGGATAAGAAAAAGAAGTAATTTGTATCATAATAAGGGTGGGGCTTAACGGCTTTGCCCTTATATAAAAACGTTATTGGATTATGCTAGAACGCTATAAGGATTTTTTCGTTAGCATACTTATCGCTATAGCAGCCTACCTCAAACCGATAGAGGGAGAGTTGTTTTCGATGTTTGTTATCTTCTTTACAAATTTCGCATTCGGCTATGTAAGCGGTATGGTGAAGGGAGAGGACTTTTCTCTAAAGAAAGCTCTTGTGTGTATCGGCCACGCTACGGTTTTCTTTGTTCTGTGTGCGGCAATCTATGTTATAGGCAGGGCAAAAGGCCAAATGACAGGTGCTGCCCAATGTGTCAGCTTCATTACCTACGTTGTTATATACTTCTATGGTCTTAATGTCTTGAAGAATTGCAAGAAGATATTTGTAGAGCGCACTGCACCTTGGTATGTGGTTTCTTTCCTCTATTTTATACTTCGTTTCAAGTTTATTGAGAAGATTCCGTATCTGGCAGAGTATCTTGATACAGAGAAAAAGAATAAGGAGAAATAGCTATGGAAGAAAACAGGGCACAGATAGTCATCAATCAGCAACTTATCCGCAGGGCACTTGTGGGTATCGCTACGCCAACACAAGAAGCCTTAGATAACTATGTAGCATCGTTCAATATGTGGGCACACGCCTTTGGTATCGATGTTAGCTACAAGCGAGTGGCAATGTATCTTGCACAGACAATTTTTGAGAGTGCGTATCTGAAATCAACCGAAGAAAACCTCAACTATTCAGCCGATGGGCTGTTAAAAGTGTTTCCTAAGTACTTTAAGATAAGAACCGATGCCGACTCTTACGCACGTCAACCTCAGAAGATAGCTAACCGCGTATATGCCAATCGTATGGGCAACGGAAACGAAGCATCAGGCGATGGCTGGAAATATCGCGGACGCGGATATATTATGCTTACTGGAAAATTCAATTATGAGCTATTCAGTAAGTACGACCTCTGTACTAAGAGCGTTATCAAGGATCCGGATAGCGTTGCTAAGTACCCTCTGAATCAAGTAGCTGCAATGTGGTTCTGGGAGAAAAATAATCTCAACGAGATTGCCGACACCGAGGACGTAGATAAAGCTACAAAGGTAATCAATGGCGGTACTAACGGCCTGTCAGACAGAAAGCTGCTGTATCGTAGGTTTGCGAAAGAATTTGGAATTAAAAAACTATAGCTTATGAAAGATTATTATGAAGAGAAACTGAAAAGGAGTACAGGTTCTTATAAGGCTTGTTTCTGGAGTGGTATTCTGTTGGCTATATTATTGTCGATTCTGTTCCTTACCTCTTGCTCAACGAAGAGTATGGTAGAAACGGATTTGCAGTATCGGCACATATCAGAGCTTACTTCAAGCGTTGATTCGCTGATTCACGCTACGGCAACGTGGCAGAAGAGTATCTTTGAGAAACAGACAGTTTTGGTAGATTCGTTTAAAAGCAGTGAGGTACGCGACACAAGTCGCACTACGTTTCTCAACGAAAAGGGAGACACCGTCAAGGAGAAAATCGTTATCACCAAAATTATCGAGCGCGAACATACATCGTCGGAGAGTACGCAAGAATACTACCAAGAGCTGTTCAGGCAGACAGATTCCCTATTCAAATCGAATGAAATCCTACAGGCGAAGGTGGATTCCTTGCTTCACGATCATAATAAAGCAACCGTGGTCGAGAAAAAAGAACCTTGGTACAAACAATTGTGGAATAGGGTAGAACTCATATTACTTATTATAATTGTATTATGGTTAGTAACAGATCGCCTTAGACGTAAGGTGGGTATACGTTAGTTTATATAATATAATAAGGTTAAGTAGTAATATTTATAGTTTTAGGTTTTTTAGTTATTATGGGTGTTTCGGAATCGGCTCGCGACGGGTAGATTCCGTTTTTTTTCTTGTGCTCAGGCGCTCTGCATCTTGCAAAACTGCCCACTTTGCACAAAAGTTAGCGCTTTTAATATTACTTAACTATTTTTTTTTGCTTGTTAGCGAAATTCTTCGTACTTTTGCCACCGCAAAGCTGATAGATAAGTCTATCCTGGGGAGGGCACCAGTATTTCGCCCACTACATAATGGTAGGGCTTTTTTAATGCCCATACTCTATACATGGCGGCTGGAGGTTTCCGCGAAAATTACACCTTTCCAGGATGTGACTATCGGCTTTGCAACGGGGACTGACAGCCGCCACCCTTTTTCCCCGAAGGGCCAAGCGGCAAAGAGTATTAACAATTAAAAAAGCTTTAGGTTATGAAACAAGCTATCCAACTTGAAATCCCGTTCGACTACAGCCAGACAAATCCCGCTGTAGTGCCCGTAAAAAATTCCCACCTTGGGAACTATTTATTCCCAGCTTGGGAACAAAAAATTCCCACCTTGGGAACAAAAATCGTTGCTACGTACCGTAAGCTGCAGCCCTCGCTGGCCCTCGCAGCTTCTACTACTCTCGCTGTAGGCTTCTGCTTTTTTATGGTGTTCCTGGCTGCAATACTTCAAGGTTAATGTTATGAAGGTTTACGAATTAATCAAAAATCTGCAGCAGATGATGATGGATGACGAAGTGAAGCTGGAGATAGAAGTTAAGCATTCTGTGGATGGTAGTTCGCTGGCGCGTAAATCCCAATACATAGAATGTAGTATTAACAGTGTTCGTGGTAACACGCCTGTACTTATCGAGGCTGATGCCACCATCGAGGTTGAATCAAAAATTATAGCATATTAGTATTATGGCACAAAACGAGTTAATACAGATAGAAACTGCATCGATGGCCGGTAACGAAGGCCTCGAATACCAGTACCAGGTTATTATCAATCAGCAGGAAACACCTGCTATCTCTCTCGATGGATTGCGCGAGCTTCGCCGACTCTGCGACTGTTTTATCCGTTTCGGCGAGGATTACGAGAAATTAAATCGCTAATAGCTGAATATCTAAAACAACAATATATAGAATGAATCTTTTCATTTCGTTTCATTTCCCAATATTCCCCCTTTCCATAACTTAATCATAGCTGGTGGTGCCCGTACAGTTCGTGATGAATAGTACGGGCTTTTTGTGTCAAAAAATCATGTTTTTCTTAACATGTCCTGCAGATATATAAAGAAATGTGTTAACTTTGCAGCAAAAATCTAACGTAAGTATGACAAACGAAGAATTAGAACAGCGCGTCGAGAACCTGGAGATAGCCATAAAGGTTATGGGCTGGGTTATAAGCGCAATCATGGCTGCTATGTTAATGTACGTATCGAGATAGTAGCAGGCTTACAATATATATAACTACAGCCTGTATTACAAACGATAGCAGAATAACTATCCCTTTTAGTAGTGTGCGTGTCGCCTTCTTAATTATTCCCCTTCGCCTCGCTTCTCTCTTTAATCGCAACCATATCTCATCCTGTCTTCGATGCCTGGCAGCGCGTTGTTCTGTCGTTTCGCCTTCAGGACAAACATCAACTATCAAATAACTCATAAATCCCATATCTTTTATATTTAAAGTTTTCCATCCCAATGTTTGCTTTCTTCGTGCGGTTCGTGGCTAGGTTTGGCGTAGAGGTTGGTAACAGCTACGTCACTATGGCGAGCTTGATCGCGCGCATACACCAGGCCCATGGCGTTGATACCATCGCGGATACCAGAGTCCTTCAGCGAGTAGAACTGGAACCTGCTATCCCAATGCAGTGCCTGGCGAACCTTCTGCCACTCATAGCGAAAGTGGTTGATATACGTTTGTTCCCTCGATGGGCGTAGATCGCGACCAAACAGGTAATCCTGATCGGCGGTACCATCAAAGGTGTGCAGGCGTATCATCAGGCGTACTATCTCATCATGTAGGCCTACACTCTGAGTCTTACGGTTTTTTGATATCTCTGAGCGCACAGTTATCTTCTGATCGCTGATAGAGATATCGCCCAGCTTGATGTTCCTGAGCTCTTCAGGGCGTATATTGGCATAGTACACCATCAGGCAGGCCAGTAGGTAATAAGGGTTATGCTCGTTCAAGTATTCCTTTAACTGCTGCAGCTGGCGTTCTGATAATGGGTCGCGATGCTTTTCCTCTTCTCTCAGCATGCGTATATCCTCGATGGGGTTCTGTGTCAGGTAGCGCCTATCTACCAGCCATGCCCCCAGAGTGCTCAGGTAAGTGCGGTGGTTATTACGTGTGCGCGCGGTTACATCTTTATCATACAGCAGATAGTCCAGGTAATCCACGGCCCACTCCCTGCAGAACTGGCTTACCTGGCCAAGCGTGTTTCCGGTTTCTTCCTGGTACAGCTCCAGCTGGCGTAGCCTCGATCTGTAGTCGTAGGCAGTCTTTTCCTTCAGCTGACCTTTGGATACTGCAGTCTCCAGATACTGGCGATATCGCTCCATTACCTTCGCCCATGGTGTGAACAGTCTCGTACGTCCAGCGTTTACGAATGGGTTCCAGCCGTTCTTCAGCTTTGCAACCAGGTTATGAATAAGTTCTGCAGCTATGGTTTTCTTTGCTCTGGCAGTCTTGTACCTATCCAACATGAATTTCTTTCTTCGCATTTTTCCTCTAGCAGGATCGTATGCGAAGAAATCCACGTACCATTCCTTACCGCTATGCAGTACAGGATAGGTCCACTCGTTCAGGTCGTTTATACTTACCTTTTCCATACTGGTGGTTCAATACGTGTAATGCCAAAGTTCTACAACCACCAGTAGTACAGCTATAAAGCTGCCTCTATTCCGGATTTTGTCCGAGTTTCTAAAGAGAAAATGGGATACTCCACTGAAAATCAGCAAGTTATCCCAATATTGTTGCGGAGGCAGGATTTTCTTGTTTTGTGGTAGGGTGTTGAAAACCAGTGAGTTACGTGAAAATAATAATGAAATGGTTTCGGATGGCTGTCCGAAACTTGTATGTTGAGTTTTGTATTTAATGTACAGTTGTACATTAGGGCACCGTCCTGGAGTGGAGTAGTGTCCGAAATCCGCATATTGTATCATGTAAGTGTTATTTATCTGTGGCTGATAATAATCTGTCTGTGAGCTTGGCGTTTTGCTTCTGCAGGTCGGCGATCATCTTCTGTTGATCCTCGATAATCTTCAGCAGCTTCTTGGTATCCTCATCCTGTACTACTGGCTCTGTTTTCTGACCCATTACGAGCCAGTTGGCGTCACACCAAGGCTGATTGATAGCATTAATGATAGTGACCGTTAAATCGTAGCCTGGCTTATACCCTCTACTAAAGAGGTTCCTGATGGTACCATCGGCAACACCACACTTTCGAGCAAAGGTTGCTATGGTATGGCCCTCGTGCTCGATTGCGTACTTAATCCGGTCGTTTATCGTTAATAAATCACTCATTCGTGCTAATAAGAGTTAAATATTCGCTCGAAAAATAACTTTTTCAATCGAAAGTGTCACGCATTTCGTCTAAAAGTATTATCTTTGCAGCGAAACCAATAATTTGCACCGCAAAGGTAAGTATTATTTTCGAAACAACAAAATTTTAAATTAAAAATTTATAACGATGACATTTAAAGAAGTAATTGAGAGTTTGCCAAAACAGACAATATCTGTTCGCAACCAGAAGATCAATGAGATAGCAGCAGCCTGCCGCGTAGATCCTTCAGCTGTGTATAACTGGCTGGCCGGTCGTACCAAGGTTCGCCCTATCTACAGGAGTATCATCGCCCAGGAGCTTGGAAAGCCTGAGAGCGAGCTATTCCCTGAGTAGAATCCACTTCAAAGCTCTACCACAAGAATAAGTTGTAGGAACCCGTCCAGATAAGTTGATGTCTGCGCCGTGAGAGGTCCTGGGATGACGCCCTGGAAAGACTGGTGGTAATAGGGGAAAGCTGGTAAAACAGAGCAACCAGAATGGTTAAAAAGCCTTGGATGAGCGGGTGGTGCGATACCCCCCCCCTATACATAGATGATTATTATTCATAGGTTAGTAGAGTTTATTTAGGCTACGGTTGTATATGCCAATAGTTCGACAACCACACTCCAGCCAGCCGTGAGGTCCGCTGGATTCTAAAACGAAATATCTAATTTAAAACGAGAATACAATTATGAGAGCAATTGATTTTGAAAAAGCCACAGAGGCTATCGGATGCGAGCTGCTTCGCATTACGCTTCATGCTAAGAGTGGTGGCCAGGTTACTGCAGCTTATGGCCAGGTAACAGGCACACTAACCTATGTGATGTGGGATCAGAACGGGCGCGCCTTCGTTTATGCCCAGGCAGAGGATAGCGAAGATTGCGTAAGTGAGTACAACCTTGGAGCACTCCCGTACGAGCGCGACCAGAAGTTTGATCTTACCTTCGAGTAGTATGAAGACAAAAGTACCCCCCCCAGTGCTGCTACTGGATATCATGCTGAACGGCAGGTTCTTCTGCCAACTGAGGTATACAGGGCGTGGCCGTTTGGAATGGTTGGGCGAGAAACTTGGCTACGTGTACAACGAAGCTTCTATCAGATCGTTCATAGAACGTATGCGGCCCTCACTCAGAGGGAAGGATTACAAAGTAGATTTTGCTAAACAGCGAGTGATATGATAGAATATTGTGATGCTATCATCGATTGGGGCCATGTAGTGGCCGTTATTGAGCGAGAACGTAAGAACAAAGAGATATCCAAATATGCTCGCCAGCGCGAGGTAATAAGGAAAGTCTTAGGCCCAAAAAGTAAATAACGATGTTATGAAACAAGTATCCATTACCATTAATGATGTAACCTACGATCTTTTGGATCTGGGTGAGCAAGAGCTCACTAGTTCGCATTTGCGTAGCGATATCTGCATTAAGTATTGTGATCTGATGAAGGTATGTGGCCAGTTCCTGTATAATGCTGCAGTACCCTGCATGCTGGCCATGGATACGAAAGAAGAGGGTACAGGGTTTTACTTTAAAAGAAGATTATAATATGGCGCAAGTTAAAAGAATTTATAATGGAAACGTATTGATAACGGAAATATCGATCGTTGAACTGATGTCGCTGAGCAGTATTATTATTGCCGGCGCAAAGAGCCCTGAGATTAGTTTACAACAGGTGAAAAATATAAAAAGCATTATCGACGGACTGGATCTCCAGATGAAGGAGGCTAGCAAAGAACTCTCTGAAGCTTCTGAGCGATTAGAGAAAAAGCTAGTAGAATGGAATGCAAGACCAAAGATCTAAAGAATATGGAAAAGAAATCAACCCGTCGCGCCTGGACGCGCGAAGATATCAGTTATCTCACACAGCACTATGGTAGAAAACCAATCAAAGAGATAGCTAAGGAACTGGGCCGTAGCGAGCTGTCTGTCAGACTCTATGCGCTACACCATAGGATGATTCCTGAAGGAACCAAAACCGCCAAACGTAATCTTCTGGTAGAGCTGCTGAAGATTAGATTCCGCCATCTGGAAGATTTTACACCATCGAAGTATTTCTATGCTGAGTGCCATATCTCGCAGTTCCGCTATGCTGATATCTTTTATGGCCGTAAGCAGATTAAGCCAGAGGAATATAAGGCTATAGCAGCCTATTTCGATATTACTGCAGCTGAAGCTATCGAGAGCCGACAGCTGGAGCTGGCATTTGATGATAACGAATAAACCGATAAACTCTACAAGAATATGAATCAGAAATTACAGCAAACTGTAGACAAAGTTAAGGACGCTGCCAATATAGTAGATGTGATTGGCGAGTTCCTTACACTCAAAAAGGCAGGAGTAAGCTATAAAGCCATCTGCCCGTTCCATAACGACAAGAATCCCTCGTTCTACGTCTCGCCGGTGAAGCAAGTGTGCCATTGTTTTGTATGCGGAAAAGGTGGAGACGTGTTCTGGTTCTTGATGGAGCACGAGCAGATGAGCTTTATTGAAGCCTTGCAGTATCTCTGCAAGAAATATAATATCGAGTTTCCTAAGCAGGAAATGACCGACGAAGAAAAGCTGCAGTACCAGGAACTGGAGGCGCGCCGTATCGCCATTGGTGCTGCAGCCAAGTATTTCCAGCAGCAGCTGCAGCAGGCCCAATCATTCCTGGAGTCGCGTGG